ATGCATTTCCGCGACTTCCTTTCCCTAACTAGCCGAAAGTTTTTCTTGTGAACATTCGCGATCGAATTAAGGAACTTAGAAGGGTGCCAGCCAACGAGCTGCGACCAAATCCGAACAACTGGAGGACACACCCAGAGAAGCAGTTAAACGCGATCCGTGGCGTTCTAGCTGAGGTCGGTTTTGCAGGTGCAGAACTCGCGAGGGAGCTTGATGACGGCACGCTTGAATTGATCGACGGTCACGCACGGGCCGAGGTTGCAGGTACAGCCGAGGTGCCGGTTTTGGTCTTGGACGTTGACGAGGCAGAAGCCAATAAGATAATCGCAACGTTTGACCCTATTGGAGCAATGGCTGAAAGCGACGCTGCGAAACTCGATGCGGTTCTCAGGGATGTAGAAACAGCGAACGAGGATCTGAGTCAGATGATTGCAGACCTAGCAAACGAAGCTGGTCTGTATCTTGATGATGGCACATCGGAGATAGAGGAGGATGAGGTGCCAGAACCGCCGGCGGATCCGATAACCGAGCTTGGTGACGTTTGGACGCTCGGCGTTCATCGGTTGATTTGTGGCAACTCGACCGACGCGAAAACCGTCGACCGTTTGTTCAACGGAGTGATGCCGAACGTGATGGTCACGGACCCTCCCTACGGCGTAAAACTGGATCAGAGTTGGCGAGATAAGGCGCTCGGCGACAAGGCAATGGGACGGGGAAACGCTCGCGTCGTTGACAACGACGACCGAGCCGACTGGACCGCAACGTGGCAACTCTTCAAAGGTGATGTAGCTTACGTTTGGCACGCGGATCGATACACCGACGTCGTGATAAAGTCGCTACGCGATTCGGGCTTTGAGATTTGCCAGCAGTTGATTTGGAATAAGTCAATTATGGTGATGGGTCGTAGTGATTATCACTTTAAGCACGAGCCTTGTTGGTACGCGGTACGCAAGGGCAAGCCGCACGGCTGGATCGGTGATCGTAAGCAGACGACGGTCATTGACGCGCCTAGCCCGAACCACATCATGAGTGGCTCGACTGAGGACAAGACCGACCACCCAACGCAGAAGCCGATCGCTTGCATGGGCAACTTGTTACGCAACCACCGAGGCGACGTATACGATCCGTTTCTTGGTTCGGGCACGACACTAATCGCATCCGAGCAACTTGGACGAACATGCTACGGAATGGAATTATCACCAGCATATTGCGACGTCATTGTCGAGCGGTGGCAGAACCTAACAGGCGAAAAAGCGACGCGCGAAAATGGAACCGCTTAACGAAATAGAAAAAGAAACTAGATGGCCGATCAAACCAGAATACCGAGAGGCAATGGTCAAGCGGTTAGTTCGGATCATTGCCGACCCCAGCTCTACAACAAAGGAGGTCACAGACGCTTCGAGAGCACTGCTTGCAGCAGAGAGGCAAAACCAAGCAGACGAAGCGGAATCACAGGATGATTTCACAACAGAACTCGTCAGGCTCGCCGGCAGTTTCGGGATCGACGTCAAAGCGATCACCGACGAAACAGCAGACGAAGATACTTAGGGAACTTCTGAAGGCTAGGCAAACGCCGGAAGTCAACGACGCGCAAATTTCAGACGTCGAAAGACGCCGGAAGTACCAAGCAGACAGAAGTCGTCAACAGTTTGCCAAAGCATCGGATATCGGAGAGATTCCGCCGGTGCAAAACATGAAGCGGCGGATGGCTTGCAAGTATGACCTTCATTTATTTGAGCAAGCATACTTCCCGCACAGCACAGGGCTCGCACCGTTTGGATCAGCGCAAACAAACGTACTCGAAAGAATACAAGGCGCGATTACAAAAAATGGACGTGTCCTAAACTGCGAGCCGCGAGGATTTGCCAAAAGCACAAAGTCGGAAAATGCAATTATCTGGTCTGCGCTTTATGGTCACCGATCTTACGCGGTTCTCTTCGGTGCTACTGGCGACGACGCCGCAGATGCCATTGGATCAATCAAGTCAGAACTGCAAGAAAACGATTTGCTAATGCAGGACTTTCCCGAAGTTTGTCATCCTATCCGCAAGCTAGAGGGCAGGCCGCAAAGGTGCCTCACTCAAACCCACAACGGAAAGCTAACGCATATCGGATGGACCGCCGACGCTATCGTGCTTCCTGCAATCGAGGGTTCAGCGAGCAGCGGCAGTATCATTCGATCAAAAGGTTATACGGCAGCCAGCCGTGGCATGAGGTTCAAGCGTCCAGACGGCAAGCAGCTTCGACCAGACCTTGTGATAATTGACGACCCGCAAACAGACGAGTCTGCAGTCTCGCCCACGCAAGTGGCAAAGAGAATGAACACGCTCCAGAAGTCGATTTTGAGATTGGGCGGTCACGGGAAAAAAGTTGCAGCCGTCATGAATGCTACGGTGATTGCCGACGGTGATATGGTCGACCAGTTAGCAGACCACAAACTGCACCCAGAATGGCAAGCAGTCCGCGTGAAAATGTTAGAGCAAATGCCGAAGGCTATCGAGACGCACTGGCTGACTAAGTACAAGCAACTCCGCGACAGTTACGATCCCGACGTTATCGGCGAACAGCGAAAAGCACATGCTGAAGCAACGCAGTTTTATATTGACAACCGAAAAGCAATGGACGCAGGGGCAAAGGTCGCGTGGCATTTCATACCGCTTGAAGATGGCGAGGTCTCAGCGGTGCAGCACGCTATGAATATCCTATGCGACGACGGAGAAGATGTTTTTTCGTCGGAGTGTCAAAACGAACCAAAGCGGTCGTCAGCAGCAGGAATTGGTCAGATAAACAAAAGCGAAGTGCGGGAAAGGTACAGCGGATTAGATCGGTACGTAATACCGCACAGCGCGGCGGTCATCGTTGCGCACTGCGACGTTCACGATTCCATTCTGTATTGGTCAGTCGCGGCAGTCAAAAACGATTTTACGGGAACGATCATCGACTATGGAACTTTTCCCGAACAGCCGATGCCGCACTTTTCTATGCACAATCTTAAAAGGAAGTTGCAAGACTTTACAAAAGCCGAAAGCTCCGAGGAAGCTATTGTGCTGGGAATGAAAAGCGTCGTGAATTCAGTTTGTTCAAAAGTTTACGCGACGCCAGACGGCGAAACCCTGCAAGTCGCAGCGATGTTAGCTGACATTGGGTACAAACCCGAAGAAGTATCTAAGGGCATCCGTTTATCAGACTTTGGTAATGTTTGTTATGGTTCACGCGGCGTCGGTATCGGTCCAACTGAAAAGCCGATGCCGGAATATGACGTAAGCACAAAGAAGATGCGGCGAGCTGGACCAAACCCACTGAGACCGCGATGGTACATGCCGAGAGAAAGCATTAACGGTGTGCCGATTATTCGATTTGATGCTAACTACTGGAAATCGTTGGCATCAGCGAGGCTAATGCAAAAAAGACAAAGTGCAGGGGAGTGGACTTTGTACGGAAACCATCGAGTTGATCATTCCCACTACTGCGATCACTTGGTAGCCGAAGAACCGATTCCCACGACGGCAAAAGGTCGTACGGTCGTGCAGTGGAAGCAAAGACCGAATCAGGAAAATCACTGGTTTGATACTTTCGTCGGCTGTTCGATTGCGGCGTCCTTTGTTGGCGTGCCATTACCTGGCGGAGCGCAGACGCAACCAGTAAGCAAACAAAAACCAAAGCAACGCCGATCATTCGTGAATTTTTGAGGAACACAATGGCAAAGAAAAAACGCAAAGAGCATCAGCAGGCATCAGGCGTGACTATTCCAACGAAATGCCAGCGGTGCGGAAGTACACGGAGAACGAAGTACAGTAACAGCCAGGTGCTTGGTCCCGGTAGAACATGGCGTGACCTTCCTAATATTCCGGCGGGGAGTCAGTACGTTAGCCTCACAAAGTCGCGGTGCATTTGCTTAAAGTGCGGACAGGCTAGAGTCGACCAACGTTTTGAGTTTGACGCCGAAACTTTGTCCGCGTTGCGTACTACGCATTGAACACAACCGGCGAATGATCGGTAAAACTTTCCTGCATGTACACGCAGGAAGAACTCGAAACAAAAATCAGGACTCTCGACTCCGAGATTTCCCAAGCAATCGAAAGCGTTACGACTGACGGCACCAGCACAAAAGTAGACCTAGGTGCTAAGAAGTCAGAGCGGGATCGCTATCTGCAAATGCTTCAAAGCCAGCGAAGCAAAAGACCAGCCACAGCTCGAATTAACTTGTGGGGTGGTTGAGATGGCAGGATTGCTAAACCGTATCGGCACGATGTTCGGCTACGACGCCCTTGAACCACAGGGAAGGCGGAAGAAAATTGGCCGGTCGGTGTACCGCGAGGACTACCACACCCGAGGCAACAAGCATCGAGGTTTGCAGGAAAGCGCAAGCGACCTGGTGCGAAACCTTTCGTTAGCTGGCTGGATGGTTCGCCGTCATCTGGACTATGTGGCTCAGTTCGAGTTCCACGGCAGGAACGAGGACGAAGCAGTAAACCGTCAGATAGAACTTCTGATGGCCGAAGATTCGCGACCATCAAAAGCAGACGTTTCGGGGCGTTTCTCACGCGAAAAGATATTTCGACTAGCGGAAGCTCGCAGGGTGCTAGACGGTGATACCGGGCTGGTGAAGCTCCGAGATGGCCGGCTTCAGGGCATTCAAGCGGATTTGATACGCGACCCAAGCAAGATTCCACGCGATGAGCAATGGATAAACGGCGTTTTGATTAACTCGTTTGGTCGCCCTTTGTCATACGGTATCCACAAGCGAAACGGATACAGTGGCACTGAGTTCACGCGGCGAGTCAATGCAACGAATTTGATTCACTATGGTTTTTTCGAGCGGTACGCAGCGGACCAGGTTCGTGGCGTTTCTCCGCTGGTGTCAGCACTTAATCCGCTACGCGACGTGTACGAAAACTTTTCATTAGCACTGGCGAAAGCTAAGGTTTCGCAGTTGTTTGCAATGGCGTTTTATCGCGATTCACCTGACAGCGTGATGCCAGTCGAGGCAGACCCCGAACAGGGTTCACTGGATGCCGACGGCGATTCTATCGAAGAACCGCGAGGGTTTCAGGCTTTTGTGAAGTCCGACACACGCTACATCGACTTAAACCCCGGCGAAAAAGCCGAGGTGATCGAAAGCAAGCAACCATCAACTGAGTTTCAGAACTTCACGCAGATGGTCACACAGGTGGCTTTGAAAAGTCTCGACCTTCCTTTCAGTTTTTACGACGAGTCGCACACGAACTTTTTCGGTTCGCGTTCTGCTTGGCTCCACTACGAAAGAAGCTGCAAAGACAAACGCGACGATCAGATTGAAATGCGTCGCAATTATACGCAGTGGAAACTACAAAACTGGATTGCTGGCGGTCGCTTGATTTTGCCGAGCAGCATGAGGCAATCCGACGTGCGGTTTGAGTGGGTGCCACGCGGAATGCCTTTCTGGGATCCGTCGAAAGAAATCAAAGGTCACATTTCCGCAATCAAGGCCGGGCTAGACACGCCGCAGCGCATCTGTCGATCAACCGGAACAGATTTCTATGACAACGTTGACGCGATTGGCAAGGCGTTGCAGTACGCGGAAGAGAAGAACGTGCCAGTCGAGTTCGCCATGCAAATGGAACAAGAAACACAAGCCGGAGGGGATGACGAATGACTCACCCAGAACTACCAGTCAAAGAAACACTGTTTCGAGGTTCAAGGGCGGCAGTTAGTGAACCGGTAAAGATATCGCGGACTGACGGAGATTATGGCGCAGGAATGTTGTCCGGCGTTTCGTTGATCGCATCTGGCGAAGCACTCGGTCACGACATGTGGATCGACGCTGTAACACTCGAACAGGTCGCAGAATACGCCAACAAAGGCAACAACGGCATCAAGTCGCGTTTCACGCATCCGTCTATGTCAGCCGATGGAATGGGCAGGCATTTAGGACGACTCAAAAACGTTCGCGTTGAAGATGACAAGGTGATCGGGGATTTGCATTTTGCACAATCGGCACATGCGACTCCTGAAGGCGACCTGGCCGAATACGTCATGAAGTTGGCCGAAGAAGATCCTGCGGCTGCTGGTCTGTCGATCGTGTTTGAACACGACCAAGAAGCAGAAAAAAAGTACGTCGAAAGCTTTACCGATGACAGCTTCGAGTCGCCAGACCCAAACAACGAAAAGAACTTACCGCACGTTCGGCTTGAAAAGCTCCGAGCAGCGGACATCGTGGACGAACCAGCAGCGAACCCTGACGGACTTTTCGATCGCCAGACGTTAGCCAGGGACGTTGACGAACTGCTGACCTATGCCGCAGGTCTTAGCAGCGACAAACCAAAAACGCTGGCTTTCGGTATCGACGCCGATCGAGCCGGCCAATTTTTACGCCGATGGCTCGAAGGTCATCAGTTATCCATTGTGTCACTTTCCGAGGAGATTCCCGCCATGTCGGAGAATACCGAAGTTTTGGAGACCGTCGCTTCGGACTCCTCACCCGCTGATTCATTTACCCGTGAAGAGTTTCAATTACAGCTTGCCGCTTACGTCGACCGATTCGGCGCAGAAAACGGTCTGAAATGGTTCAGCGAGGGTATCGACCTGGAAGATGCTTTCAGCTTGCAGTGTGAAAAGCTATCCGAGCAGGTTGAGCAGCTCAAGTCAGAACTCGGCGAAGCAAAAGAACTTCTTGAAGCGGCAGCAAGCGTCGGCGAGGAACCGATTGACGTCGGCGAACTCGCACACAACGACAAGAAAGGTCTTGCGTCATTTTTTGAGAACCAAAGCGATAACTAGAAACAAACTAAAAACAACCAACTAGATTCGAGGTATTACCAATGGCATCAACTCCATTACCAGTCAGTGAACTTGTCAAAATTAACGATCAAAACGTTGCAGACGTTGAGATCAGCGACCTACTACGTGACGCTCCCGTGCTGGCAGCATTGCCAGCCGTTGGTGCATCTAATGGAACGTTGCACAAATACAACAAGTTGACTACAGCACCGACCGTCGGCTTTCGATCATTGAACGATGGCCGAGACCATGATTTCACGGCACGCACCACCGTGACCGAGACCCTGCAAATCCTTGACGCTTCCTTTGATTTGGACGCGGCAATCTACAGCAGCGAAATCGCTGCGATGGAAGGACGCAGCCACCTGCAGAGCGCATTCGCTAAAGCAGAAAAACAGATTTTCTATGGCACCACTGCAAACGGTGATGCAGCAGGTTTCAGCGGACTGCTCAACAGCGGCGACCTGAACGGCTTGTCTGACGAAATGGTTGTCAGTGCTGGTGGTTCAAGTGCTGGTGTTCAGTCGAGCGTTTACCTTTTACGTGCAACTCCAGACGCAACTGGAATCGTTTCGGTGTTTGGAAACGATGGCGATATTCAGATCGGTGCTGCTTATCAAAATATGATTGAAGGCACCAGCGGACGCTACGACGCCTATGTTGTTCCGATCGTCGCCTACATGGCATTGCAACTTGGTAGCAAGTTCAGCGCAGCACGTATTTGCAACGTGGAAAGTGCTTTGACCGACGACAACCTTTATGAGGCTTTGGCGTTGTTCCCAAGTTCGCAGCAACCGACGCACATCTGCATGAACCGGCCAGCTCTCAAGCTATTGCGAGCAAGCCGAACCGCAACAAACGCAACTGGGGCACCTGCACCACGACCTACCGAGGTTGAAGGTATCCCGATCATTGCTACCGATCAAATCGTTAGCACTGAAGCGGTAGTTTCCTAATGACTCTTCTCGATGACGCACTTGCTGCACACGTTACGACGTTGAACGTGGCGGCTGGGGAAACAGTGACCTACAAGCGGGGATCGGACAGCGTTTCGATCACCGCAGTGGTTGGCCAGTCGCAGTTTGACGAAGTATCGGCAACCGGAGAAATTCGGCCATTGTCGAAAACCGTTGACTTTTTGGTGAAACCATCATCACTCAAGTTGAGCGGTTCGGCGGTGTTGCCGCAGCGAGGCGATCAAATCGAGAAAAGCGACGGAAGCATTTATGACGTATTGCCAGGAACCGAAGGGACTGCTTGGCAGTACAGCGACGGACGAAAAACATTCCTGCGAATCCACAGCGTGAAACGTGTCGCGAGCTAGTGACCTGCGTGATGCAGTGATAACCGAAATTGATACACGAATCGCCGGCCAAACCGTCGAGGCGTTTATTGTTCCGCACTACACACGCGAAGAATTAGCCGCAGGACCAAAGA